GTGGAGATCGAGGCGGATGTGCAGAAAGCTATCCAGGAATATGTTTCCTGGCAGTGTGCGAAATTTGGACGGGATATTGTTCCGGACAAACTTCGTGAGTACCTGTATGCTGCCGGCATTAAGCGCATTGTGCTGAATGAACCGGCATTTACCGTGCTTCGTGACGGTCTTGATAATACCGTGCCACAGGTAGCAGCTGTTGCGAACATCGATATTATCAACGGAGGTTATGAGGATGAGTAGCCATAAGTTATCTGCGAGTAATCTGCTGGCTTCGCTGCCGGTGGTTCTCCAAAAGGATGAAAACTTGGCTGCCATCGCTTCCTCTGTTGCAAATCTCCTTGCGAAACGCCGGGAGGAAATACGCAAGGTTGCGATATACTCCCGCATTGACGATCTTCCGGAAGATCTCTTGGATATCCTGGCTCACGACTTCAAGGTGGACTGGTACAACTACGACTTTCCTGTTGAAGCCAAGAGAGCTTTGCTGAAAAACTGCTGGAGTGTCCACCGCCGTCTTGGTACGAAAGGTGCGATTGCTGCAGCGTTATCGGACATCTATCCCGGATCCACCGTTGAGGAATGGTTTGAGTACGGCGGTGAGCCGTACTTCTTCCGGGTGGTCTTGGATGTTACCGATCAGTATATGGATATTTCGCAAGACGAGATCTTACGGGCAATCGACATTTACAAGTCGCTTCGCTCACAGATCGAAGAGGATGCGATTTATTACCGCAGCCGCAATACATTCCGGATCCGCCTAAACTGCGGTGCTGTGATCTACGGGGTGCGGCTATGTGGCACTTATCCGGTTGTCGCCACGCAAGGCGACACGGAGGAAAGCAGTCTTTCCGTAGAAACAGCCAGTGCCGGTACCGCCTATCGTGTCAAGATGTGCGGTACGGCGCTGGGAAGCATTATTTAGGAGGTGTGATCCTTATGCTTGCATCAGCAGCATTTAGCGATCTGCGCAGCTATATCAAACGCAGAATTGCCTTTGCAAAATACCACGCAGATGGGGTTGCAACAAAAACCGACCTCACCGATGTATCGATCCTGGCAGATGGTACTGTACGGGCACAGTTATCCATCATTCCGGGCGGTACGGTAACCGTAACCCGGGTAGAGCTTTACAACTCCAACGGAGATCTGTGGGCCTACCAAAATTGCAACATCACAATTTCCACGGGACAGACCGGCATTCTGTACTGGTTCGACTTCTCCGTGGTGGAAGAGGAGGGATAGTCGATGTACAATCCTACACTATGGCTTGACCATGTAACCAACCCCAGCAGTGTGTTCAAGATCGTTGATAACGGCGACGGAACCTTTACCATCACGCCTGCCGGAACTGTCATGCAGCAGGGTACGCCGCAGGACCAGGCCCACTTCAATAAGATCGAGGCTGGCATTTTGGATGCGCATACCGCAGCTGCGCTGATCCTTAACTTTGCCCGTCAGCACGAATGGGAGGTTGAGACTGGCTCCGTTAGTCTTACCAACAACAAATCTTTCCCGTTCAACAGTTCCCAGACCTCGGTTGCTTTGAAAACACCCAAGGAAAGCGCAAACTACATTGTGCTGACCGAGATCGTGAACACCAACGGAAACCCCGGCGAGATCATGGTTTCGGACAAACTGCTTAACGGCTTCAAGATTGCCTTCACTGGCTCTGCTACCGCCGTTACTGTAAACTACACCGTAATAGGAGGCTTCATGAGATGACTGTTATCGAGAAAAACCCCGGTCAGAAGATCCCTTATGAGATCTACGGCAATAAGATTTGCTTTGACGATGATCTGACCATCAATCTGGAAAAGCGGGAGGAAGATTGGGATGTACATATCGACGTCTGCCATGACGCAGACGGCCATCTTGTGATCGGCGCAGCAGCCGGCCGCAAATATGTTGCCGAGATCGACATTCCCAAGCGCAAGTATATCGAAGTCGAAGCGGATGAAGCCGCTGAGCCTGTTGCAACAGGCGGTGAAGGGCAAACCTCCAGCACCTCTTTGGTACCTGTGCCCTTCGACATCGACAACATTACGCTCACTCTGTGGGCTGTGGAGTAAGAGGTGCGGCTATGGAAAAACAGAAGCTTAGCACCATTCAGAAACGCAATAACCTGCACCAAGTTTTCCGGGGTGATGATCCGGGCGCTGGCGGTGCTTGCCACAGGTATATCGTGCGCCAGGATAAGTTCTGCCCCCACGAAGAGGTTGTGGTGGCGGAGATCCAATTCCAGCACGGTCCTCGGAATGAGGAAGGTAGCACCAGCGGCGTTCTGGATGTCGATCTGTTGGAAATTGTCCGTGACCGGTTGCAGCAATTCCAGAAGGGCGAATTTGCTACCCGTGAAAACGCCTGCGCATTAACCCACATTGAGGAAGCCTTGATGTGGATGAATAAGCGCACAGAAGATCGTGCTGAGCGCAATGTGCTCGGCACCTACAACAAGTGAGGAGGTAGCTTATGGCTAATTTTGATCTTTCTGCCCTGGCATTGTCTGCTGTTTGCCCGGGCAATGAAATTCTCTACGATGATAAGGGTATGCCCTCTATCATGGTGAAGATCCCCAAGCAGACCTATGCACAGTTGGGTATTGGTGATAGCACAGAAGTTCACCCTGCGTTCATGGTCAATGGCAAGGAAGTAGATGCACTCTACATTTCCAAGTACCAGAACATCATGCAGAACAACCGGGCGTACTCTCTGCCTGCGCAGGATCCCCAATGCAACGTCAACTTTGATACCGCACGGCAGTACTGCGAGAACAAAGGAGATGGCTGGCATCTTATGACCCGTGCCGAGTGGGCTTTGCTTGCGCTGTGGTGCAAGCAAAACGGTTGTATGCCTAAGGGCAATAACAACTACGGCAAGGATCACAGCGAGACCGGCTATAAGGCTATTCCTACTCTTATTGGTTCTGACGGAAAGACCAACCGTGTAGCAACAGGTACGGGGCCGCTGTCTTGGAGCCACGATGGAACACCGTCCGGCATTTGGGATCTGAACGGCAATGTTTACGAGTGGGTTGGCGGTCTGCGTACTGTTTACGGCGAGGTTCAAGTGCTTGCAAACAACAACGCAGCTGACAGCGCTCATTCCCAAAGTGCGACGAGTGCTGAGTGGAAGGCAATCGACGCAACAACCGGTGAGTACATCACACCGGATGGCAGCGGAACTACAGCCAATTCTGTCAAGATCGATGTTGTTTCCAGCAAGATTGTGTACTCCACCACTATCACAAACCAGGTAAATGATTACAAGTCTTGTGCTTTCAACAGTGTTACCTGCGACGACACTGTGAGCGATGCAGCAAAGAAAATCCTTCATGCCTTGGCTCTGTTGCCTTATGGTACTGGATATGAGGACGACTATATGTATATCAACAACGGAGCATCCGAGCGATCCTTCTGCTGCGGTGGCGTCTGGGACTACTCTTCCGGCGCCGGCGTGTTCTTCCTGAGCGGCGGCAGCGCTCGCTCGCTCTCCAGCACGGACGTCGGTTTTCGCTCCGCTTTTGTCAAACTGCCTACTGATTAACTGTTACCTGTTTGCTCTGCGACAGCAGAGCTATGCCGTGCGATAGCACGGCCGCGCAAATTTTCAAAATAACGCATTTCGTTATTTTCTCCCAAATCCCCCAATAATCCTGCGCCCCGGAGTAAAATGTTCGCATATTTCTTCGGGGTGCAGGAGGTGCATATCGTGTCTGAGGATTTGAAGATCCTCCAAAAGATCTTCGATATGATGGAATACGGATACCAAGCCCTCGCTCAGTACCCAAAGTCCGAAAAATTTGCCCTCGTTACTGACATCAAGCACAGTATGGACATACTGCTTGAAAGGTGCATTGAGGCGCAGAAGAAATATTACAAAAAGACCACCCTGCAGGATATGGACGTGGAGGTTATGAAACTCCGTGCCTACCTGCGGCTTTCCCACCAGCTCGGCTTTCTTCCAATGAAGAAATACGAGATATGGTCCGGGAAGGTGGTCGAGATCGGGAAGATGTTAGGTGGATGGATCAAGACCGTCAATGGTCAAAAATCCACTTGATATAGGGTACAGATCGATGCGATCCTTCTACTGCGGTGGCAACTGGAACAACTCTTCCAACGCCGGCGTGTTCTACCTGAACGGCAACAACGCTCGCTCGAACTCCAACACGAACATCGGTTTTCGCTCCGCTTTACCTCCAAGCCAGATATTGCAGGCTTGCGGGCCTGCTTTCAGTGCAGAGGGAAATAAAGGGATCTGTTTCCTCAGTTGGATATTCCGGCTGAAAAATATTAGCTGTATATGCCGGCGTTCCGATCTGTAATGGATACGGCGCCTGTAAGGTACAGCCTTCGGGGAGATGGCGAAATGGAAAAGCACTCTCATGTTTTCGAGAGGTTTGCGACTTTTGACAATTTGTATGACGGTTACCTTCTTGCACGCCGCAACAAGCGGTACCAAGATTGTGTGCTCGGATATTCCGCCAACCTCGAAGAAAGGTTGATCAATGACCTTAACCGGCTATTGTGGAAGGAGTACACCCCGGGTCAGCTTCATCAGTTCTACGAGTATTTTCCAAAGCTGCGCATAATTCACTCGCTGCCATTTTCGGACAGAGTTGTGAACTGCGCCGCTTACAAAACTCTTTGGCCGATCTACGCCCGGTCCTTTTACGAACACAGCTACGGCAGTGTTCCAAACCGGGGTACGCTCAAGGCGGTTTTGAAGCTTCAGGACTGGATGCGGCAAACGCAGAGGAAGCCTACGCAATGGTATGTCGGCAAAATGGACGTGGCTAAGTTCTTCTTCCGGATCCCGGTAGAAGTGCAGCTGCGTGAACTGGGCAGACCGCTTAACGATCCGGACATGATGTGGTTTTTGGAAACAGCGATCCGCTGTGACGGCAGAGCCTTTGGCTTACCACTTCACTGCACCGATGTTTCCACAGCCGAAAGAGTAGCCGGGATCGGTATGCAGGTTGGCTCTCTCATATCCCAAATGACAGCGAATGTGGTTATGACGCCGGTAGATCACTATGTTAAACGAGAACTACGGGCACCGTACTATATCCGCTACATGGACGATATGGAAATCATTGCGGAATCAAAACAGCAGGTGTGGGATATCATCGGCGCAACCGATGAATACCTGCAAGATCACATGGGGTTGCAGCTGAACCAAAAGACAGCTGTTATTCCTGTCGGTGAAGGTGTCGAGTTCGTAGGTCGCCGTGTGTGGCCGGAGAAGATCGAACTGCGCAAATCGACTTCTCTGCAAATGAAGCGGCATTTGGATTTTGTGCGTGAGGGATACGCCGCAGGGCGTCTGCCCCTCGAATATTGCAACAGCGTAATTCTTAGCTACCTCGGTCTGATGAAGCATTGCAACTGCGATGCCCTCCGGGAAAAGGTGCTGGAGGATTATGTGTTGGTACGAAAATCAATGGAAGAAAAGGACTGATCTCCCAACCCGGGAGACCGGTCCTTTTTATGTTCGGTTATGACAGCACACCTTGATTTGGTGCTGTACGAAGGAGGTGAAGAAGTGACACTACATGAGATCCTGGATATTGTCGGAGACAATTTTGGGTGGATCGTGATTTTGGTGCTCTCCTTCGTCGAGGTGTCCAAGATCAAGATCAACCCGTGGACGAAGCTGTTTAACTGGCTTGGCAATCTGTTCTTTTCCGGTATTCGTACCGAAATTTCATCCATGAAAAAGGATGTTACCAAAGAGATCTCCGATGTCAAATCGGAGGTTACAGAGGTGAAATCAGACCTTGGCTCCGTGAAGTCGGATATAGGAGAAATGAAAGACGATCAGCAAGAGGACAAAGCGAAAGCGGCAAGGAAGCGCATACTGAGGTGTAGCGACGAAGTTTATAACGGCGTCCGCCACAGTAAGGAGTTTTTCGATGATGTCCTGTCTGACATTACTTTCTACAAGGCTTATTGCAAAGCACACCCCGACTTCCAAAATGATATGACCGTCATGGCGGTAAAACGCATTGAGGAAGTCTACTGTCACTGCTTGAAGGATCACGATTTCCTTTAAGCGCAACCATAAGAAAGCTCACGGATATTCCGTGGGCTTATTTTTATACAGGAGGAACTGTGTATGAATTACACTGCAAGTAAGCTGTTGGCGATTGCTATTGCCGAGATCGGCTACAAGGAAAAAGAAACCAACGCCCAGCTTGATAACAAAACCGCCAATGCCGGCGACAACAACTACACCAAGTATGCACGGGATCTTCACGCCGCTGGTTATTACCAAGCGAATAAGAACGGCTATGCATGGTGTGATATGTTCGTCGACTGGTGCTTCCTTCAGCTGACCGGTAGCAAGGAAAAGGGCGAGTACCTGGAATGCCAGACCGGTCTTTACGGCGCTGGCTGTGAATGGTCCTCCGACTGCTACCGTCGTGCGGGCCGCTTCGAT